GCGGCGGTAGCGCTGAACTGCCCCTGGAACGCCGCCCGGTACCACTTGTTGACCACACTCATGTTCCGTTCCTTCCGGTTAGTTCTCCCCCGCCCCCGGACTGCGGCCGCCAGGGGCGGGGAAGATGTTGGGCGGTTAGCTTGCGGTGCTGATCGCGGCGAACGCTCCGTTGTCGACCACGACGGCCTCGAAGGCACCGATGATGCCGACCTCGTAGCCGCCGATCGCCGGCTCCGTGACGCGAAGCTCGACCGGCGCACCGGGCGTCTCCGCGACCAACAGGCCATCGCTGTCACCGACGATGATCTCGCCGGCGTTGAGGCCGCGGGACACGACCACGTTCAGGCTGCGCGACTCCCCGTTGATGTTGAGGAGGCCGGTCTGCCCGAACGACAGGCTCGAGTCCGACGTGAGCCCGACCGCGTACCAGTACCGGTCGGGGGCCATGTACACCGTGTCGGCCATCCGGCCGCTGTTGGCGTACACCTCGCCTCCGCCCGCACCGATCGCCGCCATCAGCTGCACGTAGGTGGCTGACGTTGCGATCGGCGACGCGATGTTGTTCAGGAACGCCGACGCGGACACGACGGTGGCTGCGTCCGTCTCCGTCTTCAGCGCGTAGTCGGATGCGGCGAGACGGAACCACATGTCGAGCGCGTTCGGCGTCGACCAGTTCACCGCCTGCCAGGACAGGTCGCCGCCGCCGAGGTAGGTGCTCGCCGTGGCGGTGACCATGTTGATCACCATGCCGGTGTTGCCGGCCTCGGTCTTCTGGGTGGCCTGCACCGCCACGACCGGGCGGGTTGCGACGACCGGGTAGGTGAGGGTGCCGCGGACGAGGTCGGCCCGCTGCGCGGACTCGACGATCGGCCTGGCCGTCTGGATCACCTGGAAGATCTGGGCGATATGCTGCGGCGGCGTCAACCCGCCCACGTTCGACGAGAGCGTGTTGGCCGGGATCCGCTTCAGCAGCTCCAGCCGTGACCGTGCCGCCTCGAGGTCGCTCTTGTCGGTGAACTGCGCCTGGATCTTCGAGGCGGTGTTGTCGTTGCGGGTCAGAATGACGTCGCGGGCGAACGCGGCCATGCTGTTGTAGACCGGGCCGTCCTCCTGCACGTCGGCGCCGTCGAGCATGGCCCGGCGGATGTTCTGTGACCGCTCCATCGCGGCGCGGTGCGCCTCGACGTCGGCGGACAGACCTTCGATCTCCTCGATGAGATCGACGGTCTCTTCGCGCCAGGTGCGGATCTGATCTTTGTCGGTTTCGCTGAGGGCGCCGTCGCCGCGTTCCGCGAGCAGCTGCTCGTGCTTGCGACGGACGATCTCGAGCCTGTCGTTGCGGCTCTGGAGCCGTAGCTCAGTGGGGCTCGCCATGACTAGTGGTTTCCTCCGAAGACGATGGGTCGTTGGCGTGGCGGGTGCCGTCTTCGGGGGTGCCCGTCTCTGCGGGGGTGCCCGGTGTTTCGGGGTGCGCCTGGTAGCGGTCGGGTAGACGGATCCCCTGAGTTCGCAACCGCTCGACGAGCTCGGGGTCGATGTCGACGGGGAACAAGTCCGCGTCCAAAGTCTGTGCTGTGCGGACGGCGAGCACCTGGGCGCCCGCGAACGCGCCCTCCCGGCAGAACGCCATCCCGCGCAGATGCGCTTTCACTCGTTGCACGATCCCGCCGGCGGTGACGACGTTGCGGACAGGGCGGGCCTCGAGGCTGACGCCGGGGAGGGCGCCGCCTTTGATCATGTGCAACGCCTTCTCCCCGTCCGGGGTCGGGTGGATCTCAAAGGAGCCGTGGTAGCCGTCCGCTTCGCGGCGCAACGCGAGCCCGTGCCCGACCACACCGGACAGGCCCGGCTGATGCTCGTAGTTGGCGTGCACACGGTTCGCCGCCTTCAGTTGGTGGTCGAAGCAGCCGGGCATCCACTGCTCCTCATACGGGGTGTAGTCGGGCGGGTCGGCGACACGGGCGACCTCATCGAACGGGACGATGCGGACATCGACGGTGCGGCCTTCCACATGCAGTTCGACCGCTTCGTAGCTTCGGTGCAGGATCTCCGGTTCTGTCATTGGGTGCTGCCTCCGATCGCTGTGAGCGGCCGCCCGTTCTGTTGCGCCGGGGAAGCCTGGGCTACCTGGGAAAGCTGCGGGTCGTCGTCGTCTGAGAGGTCGTCGAGTTGCGCGAACGTGTCGGCGGCGTCGAACGTCACCCACTGCCCACGCGGCAGCATCTGCGCGGAGAAAGCGTTGGCGATCCGGGTTGCGGTCGGTCGCAGCTCGAACCGCCACCACATCTCGCCGAGCGCCGCCGGGTTCTGGTAGGTGAGTCCGCCTTGGAGAGCCATGTTCAACAGTGTGGCAGGTACACCGAACGCCGTCGCGATCGCTTTCGCGTTGAACTCCTGCGTATCGAGGAGGGCGAGCTCCGACGGGTCGAACGACATCTCGGTGGGGGTGATCTCCGGCGGGATCACAGCGGGGGCACCGTTGCGGCTGCCGGCGCTCGACATCCACTGCTCCTGCAACGCTTGCGCCTGCGCCCGATCCAGTTTGCGTTCGCTCTTCAAGTAGAACTTGGGGGTACCACCCTGGTTCACCGTCATCGACTGGTTGCCAGCAGCGAGGAGCCCCCACGCGTTCTGGGCGTAAGCGCGGAGCGCGGGCGTACCGGACAGGCCCACGTTCGGGTTCCGGTCGATCTGCACCACGTCTCGCGAACTCAACGTGTCCTCGTTCAGTTTGTAGACACGGCGGCCCCGCTCCGACTTGATCTGCACCCGGGCGGAATCCATCACCGTCCACGTCCTGGGGAACCCGTTCGCGTACCGGTCGGTGATGAACAGGCACGCGAACCCCCACCCGTACATCTGCGCGACGATCGCGTGCAACGCGTCCCCGATCCCGTTGGGGTACCAGTTCGGATCCGGTGCGCTAATCCACGTCGGTTCTTCGGTGCCGTGGAACTCCAACGGCATCGACGAGATCTGCTGCGCGTTCAACTGGATGCACCGGTTCGCAACCCACACCCGTTCCGCGAGCTCGGCGTTGCCGGGCATCCAATTCGACGTGTCCGACAGCCCATGCTCCGACCACCACGACGGGATGATGGTGTGGAACAGACTCATGTTGGTGCCCTCGAGCGGCGTCACCCGCAGGACTTCGTTGACTTGTTCGCCAGGAGACGGGCCGAGCAGGCGGGAGAGTAGGCCCACTAGAAGATCTCCACGGTGCCGACATCGTTTTCGGTCGCGCTCAGCAACGCCAGGGTGGCGCCGACGAGCGGCGAGATGTTCACGGTCGACTTGGTGCGCGACCACGCCCACCGGTCAACCAGCGGCCGCGCCTTCGCGCCGCGGATCGCCGAGTCGAGCTCCGGCTGGCCCAGGTGCCGCAGCGTCCGCTCCCCGACCGCGTCGACGAACAGCCCGCACGCCTTCCCGTAATCCCCGGAGTCGAGCAGCCGGACTTTGATGCCGGCGTCGTCGGCCTTGCGGGCGATCGCCGCCGCCGGCCCGAACCCGTCACAGACGATCTCGGCGATCTCGTGGGAGCGGTAGATGTCCATCAGGCGATCAGTGAGCCAACCGGTGCCGTGGTTCGCGCTGATCACTTCCACGAGCATGTTGCCGCGCTCGTCCCTGCCAGCCGCAACGATGCTGGAGTGCCGGTCGGGGCTCACGTCGAACGCGATGCAGACCGGGTCGACCATGACCGCTTCAGGATCCTGAACAGCCGTCCACTCCTCCTGGCTGATGAGTACGTCGGCGGCGCCGTCCGTGGCCGGGTAGTCACCGACGCCCAGCAACTCAACTTTGAAGCCACGGTCGGACAACGCCCGCCGCTCCCAACTCATGTGTTCCTCGGTGACGCGGCCCCGCTCCAATGCGAAGTTCACCTGCCGCCACGCCTCCGGGCTGTCCGCAACATCATCAGGCACATCATCGGGGTGCTCAAAGTCGAGGCTGTACTCGAAGTAGGCGAGCGATTCGTCGCCGCCGGCGATGCCGCGCTCCCGCACCCGCGTCCACACAACCCCGTGCTCGTGCATCTCCTGATCCACGGCGCTGCCGGCGTAGCACAGCTGCGGCCCGCGCTCAGCCTTCGACGCACGGATAATCGGCAACGCCGACGAGTGAGCGGCCTCGCTGATGATCATCGCCTCGTCCAACGCCAGGAAGTCGACGCCGGCGAAACCACGCATCCCGCTCTTCGTCCTCGTCTTGAACTCGATCCGCCGCCCATCCTGCAACGTGATCGACTCCTCACCATGCGAATACCGGTACCCAACAACCGCCCCAGACGGTCGCCGCTTCACCTGCCCGTCCAGCTCCGCGTTGTTGCGGACGACCGCCTCGAGCCGCTGGAAATGCTCCGCGGAAGTCTTGAACTCATGCGCGGTGTGGATCACCAGCCCCTCGCCGAGCTCGAACAACCCGAACAGCTCCCGCGCCAACAACACCTCGCCCTTCCCGTTCTGCCGCGGCACATGCAACCCAACCTCCCGCGTCTGCCACCGCCCATCCTCCCGCACCCCAAGCATCCCCGCCAACATCAACTCCTGCTCAGGATCCAACGTCATCCCCACCCGCCGCGCAAACCCGACCGCCTGCTCCCCCAGCGAACCCGGCGCCTCCGGCACCCAACACACCCGCGGCCGCACAACCTCGAGAGTGCTCACCAGCCGCCCCGCCCCAACAACCACCACAGCAGCACCGGGATCACCAACAACACGAACAGCAGGAACCCCGCGTAAACCAGGATCCCCTCAACGCTCACCACGGCCGCGACTGCCGCCGAGCCCCACCCTTACGACCACCCGCCACCACATTGCAGCGAGCATGAGCCGCCCCCAAATACCCGCGACGGTCATCCCGATGATCCAAATGCCAAGCAGCAGTCGGGGCGATCAACTCACCGCAGCGCGTACACACCGCCACCCCCCTCGCCACGAACCCAGCTATCCGCCGACGAACCGCCTGATGCGTCGACCCATACCCCCTAGCCGCCGCAGAACGCCGCGAACGAACCCGATTTGTAACTAGGGAGAGATTTCTGAC